ATACTTTAGACAATCGGCTGATAGCTGTATTCAAGTCGGTTGGTGATGCTTCACGCTGTACCGGGATTAGGCGGAATCAGATTTCAACGGTGATCAACGGGCATAAAGAACAAACAGGTGGTTATATCTGGAAAGGTAAAAAGAGAGGTGAATTGTGAACGAAGATGAAGAGTTACAAGTTGCTTTGGATATGATCGAGAACATGAATGATAAATTGGATGAGGTATTAAACGATGACAGACAAGCAGAAAATAATCAAGATAGCTGAATTGTTCGGTGATAATTACAGGGAAAGTAAGAAGTCAGTAACAGTTAAACCCTGGGGTAGGCGGTTTACTTTCAACGAGGTAGAAGAGATAATAAAGATCCAGGATGTATTCTATCCGAAAAATAGCAAGCAATACTATAAAACTATCGGCGAAGCATAGTAGTTGATAAAATAAATAAAAAGTGATAATATTGTAAAAGGTGATAACTTCTTAATGTATTCACCCATTATATTTTCTGTTAAACAATGGGGGGAACAATGAATAAAAAGGGTAACATTCAAAACTTAAAACCATTCAAAAAAGGTCAGTCGGGAAATCCAAAAGGCAGACCAAAGAAAGAGCTATGTTTAACCGATATATTGAGAGAACAAGCTAATATTGAGGACGTGGAAACACTACAAGGGAAAATTAAACGTAAGCACGCTATAGCAAATAAATTATGGGAGCTGGCAATGAGTGGAGATGTAGCAGCGTTGAAATATTTATATGATAGAGTTGATGGTAGACCGATAGAAACGGTTAAACAAGATGTTGTGGTAGAGGACAGATCTTTACAGGTTGAGTATATTGGGCCAGAAGTTAAGGGTAATAAATAGGATGGCATAAAATATATAATGTATATACCGGAAGTATTTTTTAATTTATTAGAACCTCATAGATATAAAGTATATTATGGTGGGCGTGGTGGTGCTAAGTCGTGGGCTTTTGCAACTACACTAATAAGTAAAGGTGCTGAGAAAAAAATCAGAGTATTATGTGCAAGGGAGATTCAGCAATCAATAGAGGATTCAGTTTATAGGTTGTTGATTGATATAATAAAGCAGAACAATCTTGAATGGTTTTACAGGATAAAACGCAATGAGATTATAGGAATAAATGGCACGGAATTCTTTTTTACCGGGTTATATAGAAACCAGAAAAAAATAAAATCCTATGAGGGGTTTGATATATGCTGGGTGGAAGAAGCTGAAGCAGTTAGTCAAGAGTCATGGGATTATTTAATTCCGACAATACGAAAAGAGGGTTCTGAGATATGGATAACTTTTAATCCAGATCAGAAAACTGATCCTGTCTCACAGATGTTTATTGAGAATGAGAGAAGAGGCGCCTTTGTAAAGAAGGTATCGTATAAAGATAATCCATTTTTACCGGATACTCTTAGAGAAGAGATGGAGTATACAAGGGATACAAACTATGAAAAATATTTGTGGATATGGGAAGGTGGTTATAGAGAAACTATAGAAGGGGCGTTATGGTCCAGGGATATGATAATACATAAGACCATTCCGACCGATACAGAGTTTGAAAAAATTGTTGTCTCTATTGATCCGTCAGTTACCGCTAAAGTTACAAGTGATGCGTGTGGTCTTATCGTGGCAGGGAGAAAATCGAAAAAAGAGTATATTGTTTTGAACGACTCTACAGCAATAATGAGTCCGCAGACATGGGCGAATAAAGCTGTTGCATTGTATCATAGATACAGAGCGGATCATATTGTATATGAAAGTAACCAGGGTGGGGATTTAATCAAGACCGTAATAAGAAATATTGATCCCACTATTAGGGTATTGGCAGTTCATGCAAGACGTGGTAAGAAGATAAGGGCGGAAGAAATAGTATATCTGTATGAGGATGGTCAGGTTGTGCATGCAGGATATTTCAAGACACTTGAGCATGAAATGGTTACATTCACAGGGGAGAAAACAGAGCAGTCTCCAAATGCGTTGGATGCGATGGTGTACGCATTAAAAGATTTATCGCCATATAGAGACAGACAACCGAAGGGCATGAAGATGGCTTCGATGGGAACGATGATGTTAAAAACAAGCTAGGAGGATTTGTAATGGATTTAACGAAAATATACGAAACTTACATGGATAGTAATGGTGATCTACAGAAATACCAATATGATTATTACCATAATAAACAGGATACTGTACCTGTATATCAGCGGAAACCTGCTTCACTACTCAAGGCGGCAACCCATACAAATCTCCATATTAATTTTTTCGAAGATATTATACAGCGTAAAATTGGATATATGGCTTCAAAGATAAAGATTAAAATTGAAGATGAAAAAATAATGGATTTGATCGATGAGTTTAATAATAATACAAAACAGAAAACAAAAAATATTGAAAGTATTTCAAATACTTCTATTTCTGGAATATCGCACAGGTTGATTTATACACAGGATGGTGAGGTGTATATAAAGAATATTCCAGGGTGGCAGGTTGTTTATAATTATATAGATGATGTGTTTAATGCTACAGAGGCGTATTATTATTATACGACAACAAGTTTGACAGGGGAGAAGATAAACCATTGCGATATATATACAATGACTACGGTTAAATATTATGAGAAGATAGCTAACACAACTATGGATTATGAGATGGTGGGAGATGAACAACCCCATAACTTCAACAAAGTACCCATATTTCCGTTTATCAATAATCCAGATATGAATGGTGATTGTCATGACGCTCTTGCAATTATGGATATATACGACGAGTTGATAAGTGATACATCGGCAGAGTTAAAGGCTGCACGGTTAGCATACTTGAAAATATATGGTGATTTATACACAGGGCAGGATGCTGAGGGGAACGCAATACCTATTCCAGATTATCTTAGAGAGTTTGGGACTATGCTTTTCGGTACAGATGAACTCGGTAATAATCTTGGCGATGCTCAATTTTTGGAAAAGAATATTGATGACGTGGCTATAAGTAATATGTTAAATAGGTTGAGATCGCATATATTTGAAATATCGAGTAGTGTTGACTTGAAAGAATTGACTGCTAATAATGATTTGAGAGTATTCAGTATCCAGGCTAATATATCCAGACTTGAAAATAATTCAGCAATTACAGAGCAGTTTGTAAAGATGGCGTTAAAAAGACAATATGATTTATATTTCTATTGGCTTGGTGAGTATCGAGGGTTGTATTATGATATTTCAGGTCTTGAATTTATTTTTGAAAGAGTATTTACAAAAGATGTTGAGGCTCTTGTAAGAACTGCAAATATGGCTATTAATATTATGAGTATTGAAGATGCGTATAATCTTACAGGGTTGTTTGATAGACCGGAAGAAGCTGTTGAAAGATACAACAAGGAAAAAGGGATAATACCTGATGATGATTTTGGAACTAATAAATGAAAGAAGAACGGAATGGAATAAATAGATATTTTATTAAACTCACTTATGACTTTGAAAAGGAATATAAGGAGACTGCTATTGATGTAGGGGTTGTTATTTTGAATGGTCGGATAGTCAGTAAGAAAATCATAGAGAAGATGATTGAGAAAAAGTTGACTCCAATTATACATAAATACTTTGAGGACAGTATAGCAGCAAGTAATAAAATAGTTAAAGCAGGAGTGAGTAAATTGACGGATCAATTAAATGTACCGTTTAAATATACTAAGAAACTTTTAGATTCAATCAATGAAACATCAGCTTTCAATGGGTATTATGAAGGTAAAAATATATTTACAAAAAGGGAAATAACCAATATAAAGAAAGCTATTTTGACAAGTAAGTATTCTGATTTTTCAGATAAAGAAATGATAGAGATTGTAAAGAACGCTGTTAATGTTACTAAAAATAGAGCGTTGGTAATAGCACGGACAGAAACAACAAGACTCAACACAACTGCAAAACAAATATATTATAAGAAAAAAGCTGTTAGAGATAAATATAAACTTGTTTTCCATTCACAACCAGACGCACGCCCTATTCATCTATCTTATAATGGCAAGGTGGCAGATGATGAAGGATATTTTGATGGCGAATGTGGGAAAATAAAAGGTCCACCTGTGCCATGTTCACCGTTTAATTGCAGGTGTAGAATTGAGTTTGAAGCAAGGAGTTGATAAATAGTAATAAAAGGAGTATAATTAAAATAACTTGTAGGGCGAGTACTTACAGGGAAGGAGAAATAAATGGCAGAAGAAGAAAAAGCAGGAGAAGAGCAGAAAGTAAAAATTACTTTTGAAGAGGCAATGAAAGATCCAGACTTTGCTAGGGCAATCAATAGCTATAAGGATTCAGCAGTTAGCAAAGGTGTTGAAAGTTACAAGTCCGGGAACTTTGAAGAAGCAGTCAAGAAGGCGGTGGAACAAAGGCTAGAGGAAAGTAAAAAGAAAACACCGGAGCAGATAAAGATTGAGGAAATGGCAAAGACAATGGAGAAGATGAAAGCCGACCTGGAAAAAGAGCGGCTGGAAAAAATACGTCTGAACAACAATTCCCTTGCAAGAAAAGCTTTGGATGCTAAAGGGTTTCCGAAGGACTTAGCTGATTTTATTATTGGCGATACTGAGGAAGCAACAAATGAAAAGTTGGGTAAATTGATAGAAATATTATCCGACTATGAACAGGGCAAAAAAACAGAAGCTCTGAAAAACAATAATATTAAAGTGCCTGAGAGCGCTGGCAATCTGGATGTAAAAGTGAAAGAACCTGGAGAGGGTGCAAGTAAAGAAGATTGGAAGGCGTATTGGAAGGCAGTTAATCAAGGAGTGTAAATTATGGCAATAGGAGATTTTCAGGCGTCAAAGTGGACGGCAAAAGTAGAGTTATTGGCACAGGAAAAAAGTATTGTCTCAACAATAACAAATCAGAATTATCAGATCGATGCTAACGGTGCAAAGTCTGTCGTGATGAATCTTGTTGATGACATTACTATTGGAACGTATACCCCTGGTAGTGATATAACAGTTACACCTCTGGATGATACACAGAAAATATTGACAATGGACCAGGCGAAGTATTTTGCTTTCCCTGTAGATATTGTTGATAAGACACAGTCAACAGCGGACTTCATGAATGCGGCAATGACTCAGGCAGGACAGAAAATTGCATTGACAGCAGATAATTATGTGTTCGGTTCAAACACCTATGGGGATGCTGATATTCCGTCAGGCAACAAGATTGGATCGGTTGGTTCTCCGGAAACAATAAACTCATCCAATGTATTGAGTAAGTTGTATGCAATAGCTGAGATTATGGATGGACAGAATATACCGAGAGATGATAATAGATGGGTAGCAATCCCACCTTGGTTCAATACAAAGCTTGCAATTGCAGGAGTGGCAAAACAGACTGACAATATGAAGACTTTTTCCTTTGGCGTAGTTCGTCAGGTTGCAGGGCTTAATATTGTTATGAGTAATCAGCTCACTGCTCTCGGTACGGGAACAGACGAATATCAGATTCTTGCATTCAGTGGTAGAGCTATTCCTTTTGCAACATCGGTACAGAAATTGCAGATCATGGACATGGAGAATCAGTTTGCACAGCTTGTCAAAGGGCTGTTTGTGTTCGGTTCAAAAGTTCTTTTTCCAAAAGAAGTGTGCTTGCTTGTAGGTCAGGAAGCTGCCGAGGCATAAGTTAAAGGAGGGGCATTATGGCAATAACAACGAAGGAAGAGGTTAAATCTTATCTTGGTATTACTGTTTCATCGAATGACGACAAGATTGAAAAACTAATTCCATTATATGAAGAGTTATACTTAGAAATCCGTAATGCTCCTTTTGAATTAGACACAGATGATACAACGATCTACCCGACTGGTTCAGATATTACTATAGCGGAAATGATAGGGTACAAATTATCACAAGGGGATAATTACAATACTATTGTTAGTGAACAAGTCGGTAATTACCGCTGGTCGAGTTATGTTAAGAACTATAAATATGGCTTTCCGGCGAGTATAATAAATCAGATCAAGGTATATACAAGAGGTGTCTAATGTTGACTGATTATTATATAGATATAAAAGTGTATAGGGAAGTTGAAAGAGTAGATGATTGGGGAAATGTAGATGCTTCGGGTAACTGGGAATATAGCCATACGATAAAAGGTTTTTTTCAACCGGTTAGTGCGAGTTACGAATCAAATAATCAGTCTAATAATATGACTTCTACTCATCGATTATACACTTCTATTAGTTCGGATATTAGACCGGGAGATAATATTCTTGTGAATGATAAATATTATCTTATCAATACTATACAAGATAATGGAATTACCGGGATGGGAAAGCATATGGAATGTGGTTGTAGTTTGGTGACAGCATGATAAGTGTACGAGTTTTAAAGAGTGTAAAATCTGAAAAGGCAATAAAAGAAGGATACAAAGATGCCTTAGATGAGATTATGAAAGAGCTGAAAACAAAAACAATTGCCTATGCTCCAGAACGGACTGGTGATCTGAAGAGAAGTGTTGATACAGAAATACATGGGACAAAAGGGATATTGACCGTTGATATGAACTATGCAGGGTTTCAAGAGTTTGGCACAATGTATATGGAAGCTGCAAATATGGGTATAGGATATGTCAGACCGGCAGTAAAAAAAGTTGAAGGGCAGATTAGTAGAATAGTAGGGAATGCGATACGGAAGGCATTCAGGAGGTTGTAATTGACTATAAATCAGGTTGTATATAATTCAATCAGAAACAATTCCTCTATGAATGTATTTAATGGGTTCTATTATCTGGTAAATGACAATAAAGTGAAACAGCCATACGCAACAATATATCTTTTAGACGATCCAAAAGAGATTGATAGTTTATGTGTTACAGATCAAGGGCAAGCAAGATTTGCCTGTGATGTATATACACGTACCTTTGTTAAAGGGATAGACTATAGGGAGATATACCAGGGAGTTGTTAAGGAACTTGAAAGTCAAACCAGTAATGGAATAAAAATATACAAAGTGGAAATAGTTAATATAGGGGATAGGAGCAATACAGTTGAGGGGTTGTTCCAATTCTCTTTTGAAGCTATTATATTCTGGGAGAAATAACGGAGGGTTAAGAGATGGCAAGAGATAGATTGATAGGGTATTACGGTAAATATTCACTTGCAACACTTGGAGCAGAAATTGATACAGGAACATTGACGGAGGATGCTTACTATGTAGCTACCGAAGTTGGGAGTTCCTCATCGTTACCTGCAGGGATTGAGACTAAATATGTGTTTCAGGCAGACGGTACAGAGGATATTACATCAAGTGGTGACAAAGTTAAAGAGCTGACTTTTACCGATTTGTGTGATGTGCAGAAATGGTCACTTGACTTTAGTAAAGCTGAGGTTGACGTTACAACATTATGCGACGATCAAAATAAATATCTTGCAGGAAGAACAGACATTACAGGCTCTGTTGAAGGCGTTTATACGATTGGAACGACTGATACTAACGGAGGGCTTGCAAATAGCTTCTTTGATATTGTCAGACAGACAGATGCAGGCGGAGCGGTTACTATTGACAAGATAGACGGTAGTCCAATTGTAGCAATCTTGTATAAACAGAAAGATACGGACACAGGAGAGACTGAACAGTTTTATGTTGCTCCGGCAACAGTAACTTCGTTTAGTGATAGTGTAAGTGGGGCAGATGCACAGGCGTTTAGTTCTTCTTTCAGGATCGCACCGAATGAAGATTTAAACTTTCAGCTTGTGAGTATTTCAAGATAATTAGAGGCGGTGTAATAACCGCCAATATTTTTTAAAGAGGGGCATAATGAAAGTTTATTTGAGTGACGGGTTCGATTATATACCGATATGGAATGATAACAGGAAAGAAAAGGAAGAAGATCAGATTAAAATACATTTTAAGTTTTTGTCGGGTGAGGATTATACAGAAATAATTGACGATAAAGGGGAGGCAAGCAGAAGTAAAGAATGGTCAAAGATATGTGATAAGGTTATGAATTTTCAGATAAACGATAAAGATGTTACTCCTGAACAAATCTATTCTATGCCCGGGCTTGCCGATTTATATGTAGAGCTTAAACTTGCTTATAAAAAGGAAACAGTCATAGATAAAAAAAAATGAGAGTTGCATTTTGGCTATTAGCGAAGGGGTGGGATAAAAGAGATTATCCGAAGGAGGCTGAGAATAGTAAAATATTCGTGGGTAATGTTGATGATCCTATAGCGATAATCAAGAGGAAAGATATTGTGAAGTATATTGATAGTACGTTTTATAGATTGTATAATATCTGGTATAAATTCCACATGGGGTTTGGGCTGCCACAACTAAAATCATGGTCTCAACATCCTGTGTTTTTGATTGATGCAATAGAATTGTTTGAAGCGGAATATCGAAAGGTTGGTGTATAATGGCTTATACTGTAGAACAGTTAGAAGTAATTGTTGATGCGAAGATCGATAAAGCTATAAATGGTTTAAAGAAAACTGAGAAAGCAACAAAGTCATTCAAAGATAGTTTTATCAAATCAGCCAAAGTAATTGCCGGACCGTTAGCAGCAGGGGCGATAATAGCAACAACCGTTAAGATGGCTTCTGAATTCTCAAAGGCTGCTAGTGATGCTGAAGAGATAGGGTCAAAGTACAATACTATATTCCGTGATATGCGAACAGAAGCCGATGCAATGGCTGAAAATTTCGCTAATAACTTCGGGTTAGCGAGTAGTTCAGCAAAGGAATTATTAGGCAATACAGCGGATTTATTGACTGGTCTCGGCTTCACTCAGGATTCAGCAGCGGATCTATCAATACAGGTTAATACGCTTGCTGCGGATCTTGCGTCATTCAGTAACTTTGAAGGTGGTACACAAGGAGCAAGTGAAGCACTTACAAAAGCTCTTTTAGGAGAGGCGGAAAGTGCGAAAGCTCTTGGTATTGTTATCAATCAGAATACACAAGAATATAAAGACTCAGTTAAATATTATACAGAAGTAGAAGGGAAAACTTTATTACAGGCAAAAGCGTTCACAGCGTTAAAGATGGCGACAGAACAGTCTGGTAATGCGATTGGTGATGTTGCGAGAACATGGGAAAGCCATGCTAACGTTCAACGACGGCTGCAAGAATCAACAAAGTCATTAAAGGAAGAACTCGGCAAGCAGGTCAACGAAGGATTGACTCCTTTATTATCGTTGACTGATAAGATGGTCAGGAAACTTACTTCATGGATATCAATTAATAGAAAGTTAAAAGAATTTTTTGATGATACAGGGAAGGGTAGTAAAGACGCTACATATTCTCTTGAAGAACTTCATTCTATGCTTGCAGAATTAGAACAAAAACAAATGAGTATGGCTGATCTTGATCTTGGTTATGATAAGCAGATAAAAGCAATACAGAACTTGATAGATGCTTATGGAATAGAAGATCAATTTTTAATTAAAGCAAGAGAGAAAAAACTTGCACTTGCGAGATTGGATAAAGAAAATGCAGATGCAGAGGCTGGACGCAAAGCCGAAGCAATGGCAGATATGGATGCTTTGAAAAATGCTTATGCAAGTACAAAGCAGGGTCAGATAGATGCACTCAAAACACAGATAGCATATTTTGAAGAGTTCAAGAAAGGGCCGATGGCTGTTGCTGTTCTTGAAGATTTATACTCACAACTTGAAGCATTACAAGGGAAACAGGAAGAGCTGACAGAAACAACACAGGTATTTTTAGGTGATGCTCTTGTACCATTATCAGATGCAGAAGCGGAAATGTGGCAGAATTACGGTGAACATATTGCTGATGCTATAGAAGATACACAGGATATGGAAGATGAGGTAAAGGAACTAAATCAAGTATATCAAGATCTTGCAAATGAAGGTATTGGAGCTTTTGCAAGTGCTTTTAAAGATATTGGTAGTGGTAATAAAGACTTGTGGGAAGGATTTAAAGATGCAGGGAAAGATGCTATATCAGCAGTCCTTGAAGGGTTGGCGAAGATGGCACTTGTTCAGGCAGCTTTGGATTTGGCGGCTTTTAATTTTGCTGGTGCAGCAGCTTATACGGCGGCGGCAGCAGGAGCATATGCAGCTTCGGGATATGTGCAGACGCTTGCAACAGGCGGTTCATTCACTACTACCGGACCGACTCCAATACTTGTCGGTGATAATACGTCAGGGCAGGAGCGTGTTACCATTGAACCAATAGGGGGAAATAATTTGATGGGAGATAGACCGATTATTATGTATATGGATGGGCAACCTTTTAGAGCTTGGTTTCAGAATGACCTTGATAATGGAACATATAGAATACCACGGAGGATCCTTGTATGATTCTAAAAATAAACGAAACTTGTAAAGATGCTTCAATAACCGCCAATTCAGCAAGTGTAAATTATCCAGTCAGCAACCTTGTTGATAGCCGGCTTACAAGAGTGTTCAGGACTTCGAGCAACACCACAGCGGAGGTTGTCTTTGACGCAGGGTCAGCGGTAGATGTAACTTCAGTTGTTATTGCAAATCATAATATTTCAGCAAGTGTAACAACCTTGAAGCTCCAGGGTAATAGTTCGGACTCTTGGAGTTCTCCTGCTTTTGAGACTTCGCTAACTTATAATTCGGGAATCATCTATAAAGACTTTACGAAAGAAACTTATAGATATTGGCGGATACAAATTATTGATGCAAGTAATTCAGACGGATATATAGAAATCGGCAGGGCGTGGATCGGTGAGGACTTTACCACTCCGGCTATTTCCCCGACTGTTTCCCATTCCCGGATGAGTTCTTCTGTAAAAAGTATTTCTATCAGCGGTCAGTCATATATGGATACAAGATACTTCTACTCTACAATATCAGTCAGCTTCCCGAAAATAACACATACAGAGAAAGCTAATTTAATATCACAGTTTGAGACAATAGATATTGGTAAGCCGTTTTTTGTAACCTTTGATGAAAGTAAGATTGATCTTGGTACATATTATGTAACGTTTGACGTGAACCAGATGGCTTTTGAAATATTGCGCAATCCGAATTATTATAGAGGAGCAATGAGCTTCATAGAGGAGGTAGAATAAATGTCAATAAGTAAGGTATCAGATTTTGCAGTAGGTGATATAGATTTAACAGCAATGATGTCTACATTAAATCATGCGTACAAGGGGCAGGCACAGGTTACACTTAGTAATTATGACAATGACTCCGCTCCGGTTGTCAAAGTAGGTTCAGTATTTGATAACAACGGTACGCAATACGCAGTAACAGGATCGGATGAAACACCGACAGGCTACTCAGGGATAAGCAATTCAACAACGTTCTATTTATATTTTGACGAGTCAGCAGAGGCGTTTATCTACAGTTCAACAAGTCCTTCATGGAGCGATGATTTACAAGGTTGGTATAATGGAAATGATCGGGCATTGTTTTCCATGTATAAAGATTCAGGGGGGACTTTATATAAACATAAAAACATTATAACAAATAATAATATAAGAATGAAAAGATATTCTTTAGGTGTCTGGGATATGGATACAACAAATTATATAATTTATACATTGGAAGAATTAGGGATTGACAGCGTAGATAATATATTAAATGTAAATGGAATAATTTATAATGATTCTGATACTATTGCTGGTTATGCTTTGTCATTACAATATGATACAGGGGGTGGGGCTGCTGGATACTTTAATATAAATACCTCATCGACTCCTCATAGATTATTTATTGGTAGAAATGTTGGTGGTACTTTTGACAGCGGTAATTATAATAGAACAGATATGAATAGAGGATATATAACAGTTATGTACAATGGAGATAAACCTTAAAATGTATTTTTCTGATTATATAAGAAAATATAATCCAAATGGAATAATTATTATCTTAATTACTTTGACTATTTTTTCTTGTAATTTGACAGGAGTAATAGATCTTTATGATTGGCAAATACCTGTCAAAATAAATACAGTACAAAGAGCACTTGATTATATACATGCTAATTATACATATACGCCAAAATATGGAGTATTTCTTCCTGACGAATTTTATAAATATGGATATGGAGATTGTGAAGATTATGCTTTGATGTTACAATTTATATTTGAAACAGAGTTAAATAAACGTGCCGATATAGTTATTGGATATTATTTAAATAATCTTCATGCTTGGGTTGAAAGTGATGGTAAAATCTATGAACCGACTGCTGGTATAATAAACAATTACCCGCAGTTATATATAGAAAATCATAGGTACAAATATCCAGATTCAATATATATGGTGCGATCATATGGTGGGTTTATATAATGTATTTTAATGATTATCTGAAGAAACCGAATTCAAAAAAAATAACTATTGTGGAAGTAGATATTCCCTTAACGGTTACATGGATAAACTACCAATCGGGAATATGGGTTGCTACTTTATACGGAACTCAAAAGGTTTCAGATGATAACGGCAATACAGGAACATATACATACCCTGTTGATACAATCCCGAATATCAACAGTCTTAACGTCAACGGTGAGATATACTCAGAGCAAACCTCACTTGCTAACTGTATCAGTACAGAAAAGTCATGGTATTATGATACTTCAACAACAAAGATATACGCACACTTTGAGGATTGGCATACTCCCGATTATTACAAGGTAACAGCCCCGGGGGCGGTACTTGGTTTTACAAATCAGGTAGATAGAACCTGTAACAATTATTTTGAGGATATTTATTACGAGCCTCTTGTAACCTCTATACCGAACTTTACGAAAAAGAAAGACTCACTGTTTTTCGGTATACTCCAATATCAGGGGGGTACAATATCTTTTGACAATACAGGCGGTTACTTTGATGACTTCGCACAGCGGAGTTTATATGGTCAGCCTGTTAGAATATATTTGAGTTTTGAGGGGCTTCCTTACTCAGACAAGAAGCAGGTTTATTCCGGTAAAGTAGAAGATTTTTCCCAGGATTTTGCAACCTTCCAGATGAGGGTTGCGGATATTAGAAAGCTCCTTTCAAGGAAACTCCCTGTTAATGTATTTGGCTCAACAACTTACCCGAGCATGGACAGTAAGTTGATAGGTACTCCAATTCCATTAATATACGGCTCAGTGATTAAAGTGCCTGCTTATAAGACAAGCTCCGGTAATTGGAAGTTTGCCGATACAACGTATAATTCCATTGACTCAGGGATAACGGTATACAAAGAGGACGGTTCAACCTTTTCTCATAGTGGGACAGGGACAGATGGAACTTTTACAGGGTCGGACACAGACGATAAACTGTTTGTAACTTGCAGACAATCAAGTGTAGAAAATGGGCTTGATGTTATCGCAGATATTTTAAACAGGTATGAGGATATAGAATACAATAGCTCTAATTATGACACGGTAGAGTGGACCGCTGAAAGATCCGGCGTTAAAGATATAGGTTTATGGATAGGTAAAGGCAACCTCATGACTTCCGTTGATGTTATCAATCAAGTGTGTACAGATAATCAAGGGATATTTGACGTTCTCGCAGACGGTAAGTTTACTTTTAGAACTTTTGATAAAGATAGAGTACCGACTTTTGAGATATATGAAGATGAACTTTTAGACGATCCGGTAAATATCAATAGTGCGGAGGAATATGTCAGTTCAGTTAAAATTGAACATTCTAAAGACTGGAAAGAAAAAGAATATCAGATATACACCGATTCAAGTTATGAGTCAGAGGTATATGGTAAATATAGGCAATACAAAGAACAGGTATTTACAACAGCTTTGACAAGTTCGGCGGATGCCCAGAGTGTGGCTAATTCTATAATGGAACAACTTAAAACCATAAAGCCTATCGTTGAATTGCATACTAAAATACAGAATGTGGAAATGAAAATACTTGATAATATATTGTACACTTTACAACGTCAGAGCGGTTCAATCGTTATCGCGAGATCAAAGTATCAGGTATTAGGTGTTACACTTGATTTACTTAATTATGAAATGGGAATTACTGTTAAACAGATTGAGAAAGATAATGATACATATATGCTTTTCGATGGCGGAAATTCAACAACAGATTATGACTATTATGACGGTGGAGATTCTACAACAAGTTATGATATAATAGATGGTGGAGGTGCAACATGAGTACGTTAATAAATAATGCGACAATAAAAGTTAGAAGAGATACAAGTTCTTCATGGACAACAAACAACCCGACTCCAAATCAGGGCGAGATATGTCTTGAGACTGACACAGGCAACATGAAAATAGGGGATGGATCAACTGCATGGAATGATCTTGAATATAGACAGCAACTACCTTTCACTTATGATTTAACTTCTGCCAATAAAACGCATACATTACCTGGAATTACAGGCGCACCGCAGACCGTATCTGTCTATTGGACTAACGGCGGAACGTATAAACTTACCCTTGCCGTAACAGATGAGGCTACAGTAGGCGGAGAAATAGCTTCTACTTGGGAAGGAGAAGGGGAAGGACATATATTACTTGAGTCAGACGGTAGTAATTGGCAAGTGAGAGAGTATGAAGATAGTGGGAATAATAGTAATGGTGAGTGGAAAAAAGAAAGAGACGGAACTTTAAAATGTCACAACAAGATGGATTCTATAACTATGATAGGTGGCCCTGTTAATGGATTGTATTATGATAAGGCAGATTGGACTTTTCCTCATCCATATAATACTTCTGATATAATACATTCAATAGGTGTATTGAGGTCTTCAGCAAATAACATGTTTGGTGGAGAGGTTAGATCAGTATCCACTACAACATTAGTTGGTGTTACTTTATATTCTCCAATTAGTGGGGCTATCGGTTATCCTCTAGTTACAGCAATAGGAACTTGGAAATGATATTCAAACAAACAATAACAGCAGACTGGCAGACAGAATCTACCACAGATACTCAGTACGCTGTAGAAGAAACAGCAGACAAGTTGATTATTAAATTACAAGGTTCTGTCAGCCGAACAGATTGGATTCAGAATCTGTCATCATGGAAGAAACCTTATAAACAGATGAGTAATATATTCTTTGTCCATGCAGGATTCTTAAAGAAATACAAAGCAATAAGAACAGTAATTCAGGAAGCTGTTTATAAAAACTTTGATAAGAAAATTGTAGTATTAGGTTACTCTCAGGGAGCAGCTCTTGCCTTACTTGTACATGAGGATATTGTTTTTACTTTTGGCAAGACTCCTGAAACAACGGTGTTTGGATGTCCTAGAGTATTCTCTATTTTCGGCAGAAAGACACTTAAAAAGAGAATGCAAGGTGTAACAAGGTATCATAACGGTAATGATATTGTCTGCCGTGTTCCTTTTACATGGTTGCTATTTCGGCATTACGGGAGTAAAATACATATAGGTAATAAGTATAGATGGTGGAAGCTATCTACAAAAGATCATACAACGTATAGCGAAAACTTGGAGGGTTAAACGATGATAGAAAGCACGGTACAACAGCACGATAAAAGACTTGATAAAATTGATGAGTCAATCAAAGAACTCACGGAGGAAATGGGTATAATCAAGCAAAAGATTTTCAACGGTTATGATCATTCTATCCGATCGACTGAGAACAAAGTAAATTACATTGATGAACAGAACACACGTCAGCATAAAGAATTGAAAGATGATATAAAAGATTTATCAAAGAAAATGGATAAACTTTTATGGAAATTAGTTGGAATAACTTTTTTTGCCATGTTAGCTTCGGCCTTCATGAACTTAATGGGATGGTTATGATTTATCAGAATCGTAAAGAGTTAAATAAAAACATTCAGAAATATGGATGTTATTATGTTGATCTGGTAAATATTTATGCAGAAGTGGCAGAACATAAGATACAATACGAGACTGTGAACGCTGCTTACGTTATGAGTACCCGGGTTAAGAATTATGCAGGAG